TTCGTCATAACTCTCCGGCATGAATACGACCTGAGAACCGTTTATGAAGGTCAAGGTGTTGGTGTCGCCGTTCCAGCCTTGTACTTTTTCCCGAAAGCCTTTGTCCAAAACTGCATTGAACGATGGGAATGTGGTCTTTTTTAGGTCGGGTAAAGTTCGGCGAATAATAACCCACCTTGATTTGGGGTATCGAAGCGCCAAGTAAAAAAAGGTTATGAGCAACCAAAAGGTTTTGCCACCGCGAATAGCACCGCCGAAAACTACAACCGAAGCGCTCCCGCTTAGAACTGTGTTAAATGCGACTGACTGTTTAGGGGTGAGTTCAATCTTTGCCGCCATCAGGCTGCTGTGTTGTAACGATTACAAGTGGATTATCCGTTTTGACCTCGTGCTTGTTTACGTCGCTGTAGTCTTCCCTGAATCGGTTTTTCATTTGGAAGATGTAAGCGGTTGGGTTGAATCCTTCGACATCTCCGAAGGTTGCTGCACGACCTTTTTTTTCCCACCAAGCTTGACTTTTTTCGACCGCTATTTTTAGGGAGTCAGAAAACTCTTGATTGTTTCTTGACCAATCATATAGCGTTTCCTTTGATATTCCGATATGACAGGCCATTTCAGTAATGGAAAAACCCTGCTCGCCGCATTGGATTAGCTGCTCACACATTTCTGGGTTATACTTCGTTGGTCTGCCACCTGCCATATCACTTAGGGTTTTTACGTGCGTAATCGTTAGCTATAGCAATTGCCTGAGCGGTCGGATAGCCTTCAGAGATTAGCTTACGGATATTCTCGTTTATGGTTGCTTGCGAACGGCCTTTTTTTAGCGGCATAGATTCAGTCTAAAATTGTAACGGACACTTCGGTTGTAACGCGACTGCTGCCTTGATTTGAAACGGTAGTTCCTTCCAAATCGTTTTCGTACATCTTGATTTCTCGCTTGGTCATACCGCAAACCGTTTCGTCTTCAACATCAGTTTCGGTCGCTTGCCATGCACCGTTCGGTGCTGTGTAGGTCTTAACGGTTTTGATTCGAAGTTCGTAGCAGCGTTCACATGATGCGAACAGTAAGGCTACAAGTGAAATTGCGATTGTCTTTTTCATTTCGTTTTGGTTTTGAGTTACATTTGGTTTCGCCCAACCCACCGAAGCGGGTCAGGCACGTATCAAAACCAAATGAATACACGGCAAAGGTAAAGCAATTGGTTTGAGATTTCAAAATTTAGCGTGAATAGCGTTCCAAGTTAGCATCTGAACGTAAATGTTTCGGCACCTGTCGATAAACGTTATGTCTTTTTGCGCTATCGAATCAATCAGTTTCTTCGCTTTCAACCTATCGCCACCGTATCGGTTCTGTTGCGCTTCGGCCTCGACTTGCTTTTTTGCCTCGATTTTTGCTCGTTCCTGAATGTCCATTTGGCCACGACCGACCATGTCCATCATGTACAGTTCTCGAGCAAAGTAAATCGGGATGTCCTGCCACGATCGTAAGCTGCATATCGACCTTTGCCGGTTAAACCAATCGATTGTCTGCTGCCGGAACTCTTCTTTTCGCTTTTCGTTTTCTTCGGCTTCAATGCGTTCCTTTTCCGCAATGGTATCGTCGTAAGCCTTAATTAGCTTATTCCGGTAAGCCACGTATGCGTACATGGTTTCGTTAAAGATATTCACCGTGTAGTACCCCGAATAAGCCTTTTGGTGCGATGCGCTTTGCAGATTATGCGCCTCCCGAATCTCGTCAATGCCTAATGTGGGGTATTGCCTAAGAAAGTTTTTGTAACACTCGATGATTACATCTTCAGCCGTGTTTTGCGCCCCGAAGTAAACCAATGCGATTTTGTTGAGCAGTTTTTGAAACATATCCCAGCATTGTTGTTTATCCGCTGCGTACACCATCGAAACAGGACGGTTGCGGCCTTGAATTACAACATCAAGGCTACTCATCCCACGGTCGACCTGTAATAGGGTCAAACGCGAGCTTAGAGAGCGTTTCATTTCGCCTGTGAAGTTCCTGAGTGCCTCGACTGAATTGTTCGATGCCAGTTCGAGCGAAGTACTGTTTTGGGTCTCGCTTTGCCCAATTTTGTGCTGCTGCCATCCAGTTTGCATATCGGTATTTGTCGGTTGCATCGGTTGTGAGTTTTATTGATTCGTAAAGTGCCAAAGGGTCGATTTGCGGATATTGCTCGGCTGTTTTTGTCGCGCTCCATTCGTCCATGAAAAGCACTGGGTTGTCAAAGTAAGGTGAATCTCTGAAAAGCACCTCCTTATTTTTTTTTTGTTTTGGTGGCCTTTTAATTTTTTTTTCTGAATTAAAGTCTTCAATGTCTTTTAACTCTTTATTGTCTTTAATTGTCTTATGAATAGGGTCATCGCTTGGGTATGTGCTTGGTAAGTGCTCAGGCATATGGTCGGTATCCGCTTGGGTAGGTGGTTGGGTAATTTTTGGTAGGGCAATTATATGACATGAATATTGATTTGTTGACCTTTTTACTATCTGAATCAATCCACTTTCCACCAACTCTTCAAAATGCTTTCGGTAGGTTTTAACAGAACCTATTCCAAGTGCTGACATTGTTTGCCCTGCTGTAACGCCAAACGACTCTTTCCACCTAAGAAAGTTTGCAATGTGTAAAAAGTGAAAGTAAATCGCAGCATTTGTAGCGTTTACCTTATCGGGATTTTCTTCTGCCCAATCCCAAAATGCTTTAAAGTATTGAAACATGAATGCTAAAAAACAAACCCGACAAAGGTTGCGGTCAGAGCGGGTTTGGTTTGTGGCCTTACCCTCGCAACCCTTATCGGGCAGTTAATGTTTTTCGTTCGCTCAGGCTCTGACCTCTGAACGGTTCAAAGTTAGTGAATACTACAAAAGAGAAAGCTGTGATTTTTCAACAATCGCTGATTTAACATTTTTCTTTGCAAGTTGAAAGTATGATTCTTTTAACTCAAAACCAATAGCTCTTCTATCCATCTTTACAGCTTGGTACACCTCACTTCCAATCCCCATAAATGGAGTTAAAACCAAATCTCCCTTGTTGCTATAAAGGTGGATTAATCGTTCAATTGTATCAAGCTGAAGCGGGCATATGTGCTTCTCGTCATTATCTTCCCTTGCGTTTCTAAATCCTTGAAGTGTATTGCTGTAGTTAATATCCATCCACACTGGAGACGCGTATTTTTGCCACAAATCAACCGGCAAATCAGTATTAGTTACAGGATCAATACGTTCTCCGTCTTTTCTGAAAACCATAACATAGTCAGGAATTCCAACTCGGCTCATTGTGCTATCTTTTTTTACTTGCTTATGAAGCAAACCAAGAGCTTTTGTTCTTTGCATTTCCACTACAGGGTCTTTCCAAATTGTAATTCTTGAATGATAGACAAATCCAGCTTCTTCAAATGCTTTTAGTATCATTCCGCTAAAATCTCTAAGGCCAATAAAACCTTCTTTTCCTTTTTGTATAGGCAAATCCATGCAATGTACAGCAACGTTTCTACCTTGTTTCATAACTCTAAACAGTTCAATAATCAAAAACTTAAACTGAGTCAGAAATTCATTATAATCTTTTGAGTTTCCCATGTCCTCAATATGACTTGAATACGTGTAAAGCTCAGCAAATGGCGGACTAAATACACTTAATCCAACAGTTTCACTTTTTATTTCTTTAATCAATTGAACACAATCACCTCTTTTTATTGTGTAAAATTCATTACACTCCGAAACGACATCAAAATTTGATGTTTTTAATTGATTGTTGTTTAAGTTGGCATTTATCGCCTTGCTCATTTCATCTTGCATGATTTCAAATTGTTTTTGTTTTTGATTTATTGCTTCAATTACATTGCTCATAGTGTCAGTTGTTATAAGGTAAATGTTTACCTCGTTTTTTTGACCAAACCTGTATGACCTTCTTATCGCTTGATACAATCCTTCAAAAGAAAAATCTAAAGAGGCAAAAATCTGATTTCTACAATTTTGGTAGTTTAGTCCAAACTGAGCTATTTTTGTTTTAGTTATTAAAACCCTAAACTCATTATTAGCAAAGCCAAGAAGCATTTTTTCTTTGTATTCTGCAGTGTCGCTTCCTTTAACTTCAACTGCATCTGGAATTAAAGACTTAAGCAATTCGCCTTCTTCGTTTTGTTTTATCCACACAATAAAATTTTCATTAGTAGAATTTACAATACTTGCAGCTTCTTCAAGCCTTTCAATTTTTGTAAGCCTTAACTCTTGATTAAAGTTTGTGGCTGATATAATGGCATCATTAAAAAGACTACCATTATCTCTTTTTGGCGTTACAATCTGTTTTTCTTCAATGTTTAGCGATGGCAAAGAGTATCCTTCCATTTCAAATCCTATATCATGTGGCTTGTTAAGCATTATTGCCCAAGTTCCTACAAATTGATAAAATAGCTTAACAGCGTGGCCTTTTAATCTCCATTTTGAAGTTTCTCCTCCATCATGCACAAAGTACATTGCTAACATTTCATTTCTTGTCATGACATCTAAAAACTCGGCATGATTACCAAGCTCCATTGGGTCATTTGGAGAAGGTGTTGCTGTGCAAGCTAATTTGTATGGCGTTTTCTTAAACCCTTCAATGATTGATTTTTTAATTGATCCTTCAAAGTTTTTTAAAATGCTACTTTCATCAAGAACAACTCCTGAAAAATCATTAAAATTTATTTTGTCTATTTGCTCGTAATTAGTAATGTAAACTCCAAAACCAAAAACTTCTGATTTGAGTTTTTCGCAACTTAATCCAAATTTACTGGCCTCTTTTATTGTTTGTCCAGAAACAGCTAATGGCGCAAGTATTAAAACAGGCATATCTGTATGTTGACTTACCTTATTTGCCCATTCAAGTTGCATGAGTGTTTTGCCTAAACCGCAATCTGCGAAAATTGCATACTTGCCAGCTTTTAGCGCTCTTTTTACAATAAACTTTTGGAAATCAAACAAGTTTTTGTTTAAATCTGAATCATTGCAATCAAATCCACTATGGACATGATTTTTTTGTTTTGACTTAAGAAAGTCAGTGTAGTTTGTACTCATTTTCATTTGGTTTTAAATTGTTTCATTGCAAACTCAATACCGCGCTCAAATTCAGACTGTCCGAAACTGCGAACGTCCTCGATTAAGCTGTCGATGTCAAATTTAGCGATTGATTGTTTGTGGTTGTTGATTACGTCGGATGCGGAACTGAAAAAAACGGTCGGCGGCAATCGGGTTGATAGCGATTCGGTTTGGGGTGGTGTCGGTTCAAATTTCTTTGCTCCGTAACCTGAAATGAACGATTGCCACCGCTCCTCCCGAACTCGCCGCCGTTCTTCTTTTGATAGCTTCCAAAACTCGGTTGTGGTCATACCAAAAAGTTTTCGTCGATAAATGGTTTAATCGTTTCGTCTTCGCTGTTTTTCAGCATCCCATTTGATGCAAGCGTGTAGAAATACTCTTCTATGACCTCATAGATTGGCATGAACACGGAATCGTTGCAATCAATTAGGTCGTGAGCGATGTCCCGTGAGTGCATGACCGTAGCGTGGTCTTTCGGTTTTATACCGAGTGCCTTTCCGATGCACCGTGCGACCTCGTTTAGGTTGCCGATGCTCAGGTTGCACAGTACATAACAGTATGCGTGCCGTCTGAATGTTGCTTCACGTTTGCGGCGGGTGTGGTCGACTGATCCGAACTTTAACGATAGGACGGTTTCGCAAGATCGTATGTATTCGATAACCTTTGCGTTTCGAGTGGCCAAATCCTGCTCTCTCATGTACGCTATTAGCCTGCTCATAACCGAACCTCGCTTTCTGTTAGCTGTTGGATTGCCATTTCTTCCAGGCGTTCGACTGTTATGTTTTTGGCCTGCATGTCGAGGGCGAACTCCCAGAAATCTCCAGAAACCCAATCAAGTCCGGTTTGCTCGAATTGTTCGCCGTCCCATTCTCCCGTTACTGAAACGGTGTATTTGTTTTTGCCTTTGCCAATTGTGATGTTTTCGGTTACTTCTCTGTACTTTGCCATTGTCCGTCGATTGTTAGATGTCCGATTAATTCAATCGCGGTGAGTTGGGTTCCGAACTTTTTGATGTATTCGGCAATGACTTCGCGGATGTCGAAATGTTCTGGGTAGGTTAAAATAAATTTAGGATTTTCCTTTTCAATTTTTACAAATTCATCAACCCATGTGTTTGTGATTGACTGGCCTTTTACTTTTCCAAACTCAGGATGCTCGGGGTGGTCGGTTGGGTTGAGTGGGGCGAGTTCTTTTGATTCTAAACAAGAATCGCAAAAACCATTTTCATTTTTATCTATACAATCTTCTCTATGAAAGCGGTCGAGCCTTTGAAGGAAAGTCATTTGATCTGCTTGACCTGAATCACCCAAAACCATAACTTTAGTGTTTTTTGGAGTAATAAAGTCGCGCCATTTATCTTCTTTAAGTGTAATACAATATGTTCCTATTGGTATTGCATATCCCTCTGGAAACGCTTGCGGCACACTCCAATCCCGTTCGGGCTTTTCCACAACGAACTTGCCTGTTTTCGGGTCGGGCTTAATGACTGGTTTTGGTTTGGGCTGTTGGTCGGTTACAACGGTGAAATACTCGCTTAAATACACGTGTTTTCCAATTATGTACGAACGGTTGTATGTCGGATTTACACGCGCCGTATAAACCTTGTTAAATGCCAGCTTGCACTTACCGCGCGAATTTGAATTGCGTTTTACTTTAATCGTTGCCATGTGGTTTAGAATTGAATTTGTGAAAGTGTTTGTTGAACGCGCTTTTCGAACTTCTCAAGCGCAATGTGAGCAGCATTGACATCTTCGAGAATTTCCGGCTGCTCGATGCTGAGTTGAATGATTTTGATTGGACACTCAACCAGTTCGGGGCAGTACGAAACGAAATCAACGTTTCGGATTGTCGGGTCGATTGCAAACCCCGCGATGACCTGCCAGTAGTATTCAGCCGGAACTTTACCGGTGCGAATGTTTTTGATGTGGCCTTTTAACCTCGGACACTTAACCTCGACAATCGTACCCCCATAAACACCGTCGGGAGAGATTCCGAAATATTCGTGCGTATCGGATTGCAGAAAGCCGGCCGTTCCGACCTCGACATTCATGCGTTTGGCGTATTCAGCGATGGCGAACGGCTGAAGTTCATTACCGCGCTGCATATCTTCGCTTTCGTAATCGTCGTACTCCCTAAACCGTCCGTACCGTTCCGCTGCGATTTCGTCTGAGTACTCAATCCACTTGGCCGAAATAACGCGCTTTAAAGAACTGCCTGTTACTTTGCCAATTCGGATGTCGTACCACTCCTGAGTGTTTTGTTCGAAGGTGTAGATTTTCATGCCGCACCCCCTTCCAATTCAGCCTTTCGCTTGTCTTTGGCCGCAACGATTTCGGGAAGCAGCGCAATCCGTTTATCCAATCCGGTGTAGATGTTTCTGAGTTCTTCGAGTGTGGATGCGCCTTCGATGTTCACCTTTGCCATTGCCACCTCGTTCGGGTCGATTTGTTCGGCTGCTGGTTGTTGCTGTTGCGGTGCGGTTTGGCGAACTCTCAGCGCATCGTGAACCTCACCGAACGCTTTTACCTTGCTTATACCGATTTGAATCTGCTTGCCCGCCCATTGTTCAACGAATGGTGTCTTGG